ATAATAAGTGGACGATGGTGAAGACGCCTTTCAGATCGATGGGTAGAATGTGTTACGCAGACCATAAATTCAAGGACGTGCTTGATAGGTACGTTCTTGGGATAGGGCTGTGTGAATTGGCTTGTAGTAGAGGGGTTCCTGTAGTCCAGCACTTTATCCGCTGGCTGGTTAGTAGTTATTGCTTTGACAAGACGAAACCTATGGGCTCAGTTGATAAGATGCCAGCCTTGCTATCTCTGAATAAAGCAGAGTATGCAGAGCCTACGAGTGAAGCAAGATATGATTTTGAAAAGGCATTTGATATAACAGTTGAATAACAGCTGAATATGGAAGAATGGCTTGCTGGCAATACTAGTAATAGCAATATTACGAAACTAGAGCATTACAAAGAATTTCACTACAATTAACCCATAATTGTATCAACATTACAGAATTTTTAGAAATAATATATATATTAAATAAAACCACAAATACCTCAGATGGTGAAGACACAACAACAGAAAAGGAAAATAGCTCCAAAAAGAAGGACGATGAAGGCTAAAGAACAGTCTGTCGTCTTTTCGAGCGTTCCAAGAGCTAAGATGAATTCTGGCTTAAGAACAACTGATCAAATACAAAGATCGTTACAGAAGATGATGATAAGTAGACCCATGAACAATCAAAGATCAAGTTCAGATAATTGGGCATCCTGTCGCTTGAATCCATTCATGACGGCCAGAGGTAATGTAAAATTACCCGACGGAGGAGCTGAAGCCACCATAACATGGGATTTGCTTGGATACTCAGATATCGAATATTCCGATATAACATCGAATTTCGATATTTTTGTACATCCAACATTGCCATATATGGCGTCGTTTAAACCAATAACAGGATCAGCTTCGACAACTATTACTCATGGTGCATCTGCTCCAGGACCAGCTCCATCAGCTCTTGTAGTTACACCGACAGGTGCCTACAATCTAATTGGGCCTACAGCAGCAACATCGCCACCAGTGCCAATATGTTTCATGAAGTACCCTTATGCTGATGACTATACCAACGTCGTCCAGCAACCTTACCAGGCCACTAAGATGAGAATCATTAGCATGGGTTGGAGATTGATTTACACAGGACCAGCTCAAAGTGCTAGAGGTACCATAACGGTTAATCCAGCACAATTACAGATGGATCCTGTTAACAGGAAATCAACGGGTGCTATACAATGGACAGGT